TTCTTCATAGCAAAGGTTCAATGCATCCAGCTTATTGGTAATACTGCGCCAAGCCATTCCTCGCACCATGCTGTTGCTACCGCCTACATGTGGCCAGGCCACCCATTTCATCCTGCTTCTTCTAGTAAATTGATGTGCAGTGCTACCAATTTAGCATAACTGATGCTGTGTGACTTTTTGAACACAAATCCTCTACTGTCATCACCGTCCCACACCGTAGCAAATACTGTGTCCCAGTCGCATCTTTGTAGATATGCTTTGCCAGGACGAATAACAGCAATAAAAGCTGCCATTCTTTCTATGCTGTTTGGTTGCATGTTTTCTACTAGATCTGCATAGTTGCCTATGTGCACCACACGTTCACAAAATGATCGATCCAGCAATAGATTCCAGTTAGCTTCCTTGGCTAGCATGCGATCATAATGATCTTGATCTTTTACAAGTTCATACACACTTTGATTTAGAAAATCAATTTTAAAATATCCGCGAGTTTCTGCTTCTCTGTAGTCTATTGCGCTACAGTTGTTAATAGGATCAACAGGAATATCTGTAACAAACACACCCGAATTGTGTCTACGGACTTCGTTGTTGTTTTCTTGTCTTGCAGGAACATGCTTGATTAAATCAAGTATTTGTTTTCTGTCTGCAAAGTCTATGTCAACATCTGCACTCATAAGAATTTTCTATATGCTTCTAGTTGAGGAACATAATCTACCAATTTTGACCCTCTTTTGTTATCCAGTTTGTCATTGTGTGTAAAAAATTTATTCAATCTATCTTTATCTAATTTTGATTGTTTCATTTGTGCAATAACGTTGTCTACAAAATTTCTTAATAAATTGTTATTATTATACAATGATAATTGCTTTATGCCAACAATTTTGTCAATCTCAGATTGGTCGTATTCTATCATAAAAGGGTACTGATTCAACACAAGATTAAAACTGATATAATTATTAGGGTAATTGCTGTCTAAAAAATCCATCAAATCATAAAAGGAAAAAATTCCAATGATGCTGAGAGATACGTTAAAACTTACAGTCGCACCGGATTTGATTAGCTGCTGAATATTTTGTTGTAGAGTGTTCCAGTTGCTATTCCATCGAATATAATCATTTGTTTTTTCAAAAGCATCCACACTCACCAAAAATTCAACTCTTTGAAAATTACAAACAAGATCTAAGAAACTGTTTGAAATCTTATGAGCGTTGGTGTTTATTTGTAGAACAAAATCTGTTTTTTCTATCTCAATGAGATCTTGCAAGAACTTGTAAAAGTGCTTGTTAGCACTGGGCTCCCCGCCGGTTATATACAATTTTTCAATTCTCGGAACTGATAACAAAGTGTCTAGTATTTTCTCAGGAGATCCAGCAAACATTTTATCGCTGCCAATCAGCCCAAGTTGTTTATATTCTTTTTCTATTAAACTACTGGATCCTGGATCACACATACGACACATTAAATTACACTTGTTATCTAGAGATATTTCAAATGACAAAGGACTGCTAAACTGTTCTAAATCATTGATATTTTTAAGCCCTAGTCTGGTTGCCCACTCCACTGTTTGATATTGTCTAGTGCTTTCTAATCCTGTGGCTTCGTAGGTGTAACAATTACTGCAAAATTCAGGCAGTTTTGTACCATCTAGCATTTTTTGTCGAATAGTTTTCAAAGTTTTATTATTAAAGTCTTGTATGCTCTGTGTGTTGTCCAAGAGTTTGCCACTGTCGCAACATAAATGAAACTCATTGTCATATGAACAATGCATTTGTATAAACGGCCAAATGCATAAACTTTTATTATTTTTTACCTGTTCTTTCCAGTACAAAAAATCTTGTTTGGTTGCAACGTTTTGCCATTCAACATTGTCTAGTTGCATTGCCGAGTTTACAGTATTGTAAAATTCTGTAGCTGTATTCCAAGTATGAATAGGCTGGTCAATGACAAACAATTTGTCAAAATAACCAACGCATTTTTTAACACTTTCAAAAGACAAATCTACAAAAGATGTATGGTAATATCCGTTGTGTATCCGCAAACAATCAAAATCAATTTCACCGTCTAATTCACTGATCAATCCACGATTCACAGAATTATTTTTTTCTGCTATCTCTGTAACTCGATGATCAGTATCTTCGGTGCAGTTGCCAATACACAATATTCGCATCACCACCCTGCCTGTTTGAGTATTTCTTCTGCATATGCTTGATCTGCTGGATAATCCTTAAACTTCTTTTGCCAAAAGTCACTGTCAATCCAGGGCCACACAATTTGTATTTGTTCTGTGTTTATATTTTGTAAAAACTGTTGTCCCGATTCACAATTGTATATAATCCAAGGCGAGATGCGTCCTGTGCTAATTGCAAAAGTAATTGCATTACTATTACCATAACGCAAAAAATCATGTGGCGGAAGTTCACGTTCTTCACCCCATTTTATACTGTATTCAATTGCACGTTGCAGTGCATCTGTTAATGCTTCATGTTTGAGATACTGTTGCAGGTATTCGTCATACATGCTATCCTTGTACCAGTGATCCAATTTTTTATTGTTTTTTAATAGCCATTCGACATATGCTTTAACATTTATAGCATTGATCATTACACACTGTCTGCCAAACTTTACAAAGGCAGCATAGTAAGGTGATTTAGCAAAGTCTTCATAGGTCTTGTATCGAGCACTGCCTTGTGTGGTCTCATAGAAACGCAGATAGGCATTCAATCCAATTTGAACACCTTTTTCGTTTTGTTGATTGTGTCTGCGTTTAGGTTCGCAGAGATGTGCCGCTAGAGTGCTTTCTCTCTTAAACTCTTTGCTACAAAACTTACACTTGTACAGTTCACTTGTCGTTTCCAAGATCCTTCATCAGCTCCTTGAGTTCTTTCTTGGTAATCATTTTGCTCAGCATGTTGATTTCGTCCGACTTCATTGTTGGATACAGGTCCATCAACGCTTTTTTAATTTCGTTGTCGCCTTTTTCTTTTTTCTTAGGAGCGATCCACTGGTGTCTGTGATTGCCCATGCCTGGACTTACAGTTGTTGCTAGCAACCATTGCAGTTTAGGATGTCTACTGAGTTCAAAGAAATGCTTGTTAAGTCTTTCATTGGTGGCAATCAAATAGTATTCCTGTAGTTCACTGGCGCCGACAACACTGCTACCCCAACGAATCATGAGATAGTTACTGAACTTTTTGCGTTCTTCTTCTGTTAAACTATCGTAGAAGTCTCGAACCTTGCTGTCCAGACAGCGCATTTCATTTTGAATGTTCAGTTTGTCGCTCATTAAAACGCCTTGTTGTAATCAACCAATTCGCAGTTACGCGAAATGTCTTTTACAAAGTATACACACAATGGCTTTTCGCCATCGTTAATAGGCACTGCCAACATCTGTCCATTCTTAAGTTTAGGTGCATACCAACTTACATCCTGATAAACATCTACAATTTCAATGTCGTGATAGGTTGGGCTAAAACTGGTTCGCGGATTGTATTCAAATGCCTTGAAGCCTCTGTCATTGATACTGGTAAGCGGCAACATTTCTAAATCGCCCACATCTGGTTCTCCAATGAGGATCTGCCAATCAATGGGCATTTTGATTCTGTGTTCGCCAATGCGTAGCACCAATGCTGGGCTATTAAAACTTTCTAAAAAGATCAATGGAATGAAATGATAATCTGGATCACCAGGATCACTGTTATCAAAAATAGCAAAGTTCATTTCGTCGATTTCTTCAGGAAGTTGATCCAATTCAAATACTGTGTTTTCTAATGTTAAAATTCTCATAGTTTTATTTTACTTGGTCCAGTCTAATTTTTCTACAGTAAAAGGATAATTTGCTTCTTTGTAGAATGCTTTTCTTTTGGTTAAATGGCGTTTTGCAAATTTACAACTGCTTGTGATGTCCCAAATTTGCACGTGATCTTTGTCTTCTGCTTTGCGGATGCCGCGTCCGATGCTCTGAATTACTCTAACAAAACTCTTGCCAGGCTCAATAAGAACAAGATTGAATATCCGAGGAATATTAATCCCAACAGCCGCAACTCCGTATGTAGCAATGATAATTTTCCCTTCCGAGATTTGTACTTGGTCATAATGGTCTTGACGTTCGCCTGCTTTGGTAGATCCAGAGATGAACACACTGTCTGGCAAGCGTTCCTGTAATGCGGTGCCTGCCGAGATACGATCTACCAAGATTAGAGTATTGCCAGTCTTGTTTACTTCCTCTGCTAGTCCGGCAATAGTGTCTAGTCTCCCTGGTTCTTCTAACAAATATTTGAGTTCGCTTTGATAGTTATTATGTTCCACGTGATCGATCAGTTGCACAACATTCACATGACACTGTGCTAGAACACCTTTGTCTTGCAGTTCACTGGCACTGAGTTGATTGATCACTGGTCCTAAACTGACGTGAATACTTTGAAATTCAAACTGTTCTTTTGGCACTGTGCCAGTCAATCCCCAGCGAATAGGAATATGTGCCATTACACCTGTCAACAGTGTTTTAAGAGCATCTGCTTTGGCCATGTGTACTTCGTCTACTATCACTGCTACAACATCTTCTAAAAATTCTGTAATAGTGATTTCTGCTACTTGGTTCTTTGTATTTTTCAGTAGCACGTTTAAACTCTGCCAGGTACAAATGGTGTGCTTGCAACCAAATTCCTTACGGTCGCCATAGAACACACCCACATCCAGTTGCATGTTTTTGTAGTCTTTTTCTGTTTGTGTAACAAGACTTTTGTTTGGAACAATAACAATACTACGACCGTAGCTTTCCACACGCTCGCTGAGTGCCGCTGTCATAATAGTTTTACCAGCACCTGTGGCAATTTCCTGCAAGCACTGTGGATTATTCAAAAAGCCGTTTACAATCTCAACTTGATAGTCACGCAGTTTTACAGGCTGTCCTTCTGCAGGATGATTCTTAGGCCACAGTATGTCACTGTAACTTTCTTCTGTGACTGGCTCAAAATCAAAATTGGTTCTATACTCGCGTAGATCTGTAAGTTCGATATCGTAACGATCTGCTTCCAGCACAGGTAGTATTTCAGGAAGTAGATTTACAAAAGTACTGCCACCTAATTGGAAGTAACTCACTTTACCGTCCCAACGTCCTAAACGAACTGCTGGCAAGTAGCGGGCATAAGGAACGTCATACTTGAACCGGTTTACCAGTTTACGTCTGGTATCCAGTTCTAGTCCTTCGATTTTCAAATTTACTTCGTCTTTAACAATTAAGTGTGCTGTTCTCATAAGCAATATTATATATGGATATATCCTAATAAAAAAGAGTAAACGGACAAATAAAAAAACAGGCGGGGGCTTTTACACCACCCGCCCTAGTGAATAGATCGTCCAGGAGCTAGACTGTTGAAATGACGATCTATATTACAGCATCCTTTCGGTATGCTTGTAATTCTTTAGGCACGATACATCACTGTATTCTCTGCCATTTCTCTCCAATTGCTTGACACTTTGGTCAG